CATATTCTTTACCCATAGTGAACCTACGTTTCCCGGATTTCCTGTTGCTCTCATAAACACAGGAATTTCTGGGTCTACACTTCGTAAAGAGGACCGAAGAAAATTATATATGTCTTCGGTAGGATATTGTGGTAGTTCGTCTATTCCAATCCAAGTATATGATTGTCCTTGGTAACGTAAAGCATCAGTTAAGTTTTCCGCATATCCAAACTCAATTCTAGCACCAGAAGGAAACTTCCATTCTTTTTCTTGTTCTCTCCATTTAGCACCCGGATAAGCTTTTGGATATAATTGTTGTGAGTGATTTATTAAATCTCTCAACTCAGGCATTGTCCGTCTAATTAATAATGCTCTGTGTTTTTGTTTATCACAATAACGAAGTGGGTCAACCAACATTGCGTATGATTTACCTCCACCTCTTGCTCCTCCGTAAAATACTTCTCTTTCGGATGCTGCTAAAAATTCTGTTTGTGGTCCCTCATTGGGTTCAAAGATAACTTCTCTATCTTTGATAGCTTCTCTAATATTAGGAGTTGTTTCTTCAATCTTATCTTTTTCAATAAGTTGTTCTTTTCCTTCTAATACATTATCAATTTTTTTTAATTTACTTTTGGTAGACCAATAGTTAGCTTGTGCTTTTTCTAACTGTTCTTTTTTTTCACGTAATAAATCTTGAGCAGACTTACGTGCTTTTTTTTCTTTAATAGTTAAAGGAGTATTTAAATCTTTTACTCTTCTTCTACCAGATTTTTTTGGTTTAGGTTCGCTTACCAACCTTTATGTATTACCCTTTTTAGCACTTCTCTTAATCCCATACCTGTCAGCTTTCTACCTGTATGATGTGATAACCATTCTGCAGTTTCTCTGTAAGAACAATTATTTTCTATAAACTTTTTTGCTTTTTTAATTAACTCCATATGTTCTTCGTTTTGTATTAGAAAATCAGGGTCTTCTTCTGATACTTCGTAACCATAAGGAATTACTCTAGCATTTTTTCTTCTAGCTATTTTAATTTTTTCAGTCATTGTTTTTAGGTGGTAATATAAAAACTCCGTGTTGAACTTTAGCTGTAATATCTAATTTTTCTTTTTTCGATAATCCTACTCTATCTAAAATTTGTTTGGCTGCTTCCATTCTAATATTAGCACCGGGTAAACTTCCATCTTCATCTAAAGCATTAATCATACCCATACTGGCTCTTGGTGCAAAAGCAGCTAACTGTTCTTCTGCTCTTGTAATAATTTCTTCTTTTAATGCACGTAAGGGTTGATGGTAGTCTGCATATCCTGCAATCTCACCGGCCACTCTAGGATTACCTTGTGCCTCTCCAAACAAAGCAGTTAAAAATGTTTCTTGCTTTTCTGTTAAAGCTAATTCTTTTTTATTTTCAGGAACTAACATTGCGAACTTTTTGTAGATGTCTTTCTGTTCTTTCTTTTAACCACTCAGGAGATTTTCGTATTCCGACTTGTTCTTCTATTTGTCGTTCTCTCATTCCGTTACGAGCAGCTTCAATCATTTGGTCTCGACCTTTATGTTCCCCTCTTTCGATAAAGGAAAGTCTGGGTGCAGTTATCACCATCTCTACGTTTGAATTAGCAAGTGGCTTGGTCCTATCATTATACGATAGATACTCATCCCAGACTTTACCCGTCTTCTTATTTCTATAAGAATATATTGGCACTATTTTATTTTAATTGTCCTTGGTTTTTTTTCTTCTGGTAATTCTTGTTTTAATGTAACTGTCAGAATACCATTTTCCATAGTTGCATCTGTAGGCTCTGTATATTCTGCTAGTGAAAAAGTTTTAAAAAACTTTTTAGTAGAAATACCTTTGTACAGATATTCATCTTTGTCTGATTCCATTTCACCTTTTACAGTTAATGTATTGTCTTTAACATTGATGTCAATACTATCTTTTGTAAAACCGGCTAGTGCAAAATCTATTTGCCACTCTCCATCATTTAGTTTTTTAATGTTGTAGTGTGGAAATCCTTTGGCATCAGTATTACTTACAATATCTAATGTATCAAAGAATCTATCAAACCCTACTGTGTAGGGCATGTATTTATCTAGTGTAAAAGTCATGTTATACCTCCTTGCTTTAAGCTAGATATCAACGACCCCGAAGGCATCGTCAAACTTTTAATCTTTTTTAAACTCTACTTGTGTAACTGTTTCTTCGCCTTTATTAGCTTTAAAGACGTTACCACTTAATTTAACTTCTGGCTCCCTTAACCACTCGTTGGCTTTTAGGAGGGCTTTTTTTCGAACCGCCTTTACCTGCCCATAAAACTTTGTTTGCCCAGTATGCAGCACTTGTTGGGCCCTTTGCGATATTTTTTCCATGCCTTGCTTTAAAAGACTTCCTAGCTTCTGGGGAATAGTTGTGACCCATAGAAGCGTCACCGAAGCGAATAAGGCGAGGCTTCCCGTTTTCGAGTATACCGACTTTACCTTTCTTACCACCTTCAGTGGTCCTGACTGCAGAATTAAATCTTTTAAGTCCATGTTTTTTAAGAAAGTTTTTTCTTTTTTGAGTTTCGCTTAGTGCCATTTTTTTTCGGTTTTAATTTTCCTACAGCAATCATTACTACTGTTTTATCTTTTGGTTTTCTTGTTTTCGTTCCGTATGCCATTATGCCTTTTTCTTTTTTCCTTTCATAGTAGCCCCTGCAATTCTATCTGCTTGAGTAGCTGCAGGATTATTATCTATCCCTGCCTTTACAGACAGCATACCAAAGTTGGTAGTCCGATTGTTTCGATTATCGGACTTACCATTAAATTTTATATTTTTAGGATTCATTTAACCATCCATCCTATAGCAACAACTGCTATAACGATAATGGCAATCTTAGCATTTCTGTTAAGACCGTTCCATTTATTCCATACTTTATTTATCATGATACCCTCCTATAGGCTCTCGTCTTCTTGGCAATTCGCTTTGGTTGTTTGACGAATTGCTTTCCTGCTTTTGTTCCCTTCCTCTTCGCTCTGGTCGTAGCTGCGTATTCTTGAGGACTGAGACTTTTGATGGCTGCTTCCGGAAGATACCTTTCTCCTGTCTTTGAAGAGGGTTTCCCAGACTTGGTTCGCCATTTTTGTTTTGTCCACGATTTAAGACTTCTTTGTGATTTTGCTAGTGCCATGTTTTTTCTTTAGTTGTAACTTTGCTCTCTTTGCTATTGCTGCTTGTTGTGGTTTACCACCGAACTTACTTCTCTGTTCCATGACAGTAAGTATCTGAACTTTCCTAGCATATGGTTTATTAATCTTTTTAACTTTACGTGCAGTATTCTTTGCATCCTGTACTGATGCATATTTAATTCTAACAGTGTCTCTAGGATTTTCATCTGTATATAATCTTCTTCCTGAACCTTTGGGTTTTTTTCCTGTTCCTACTTTTGGGTCTGCCATTAAAAAGTTAATTTTAATCCTACTTTAACTTTATCTTTATCGGCAGACAATTCTGTTTGTAAATCTTTTGTAAATGACTTGGATAAGTTTAAACTAGCATTGCCATCTTTATTAACTGTAAAAGAACTTTTATATGTTTCACCACCAAGTTTTAAACCTATTTTATTTGTGCCAACTAGCATATTATCACTAAAAGGTATCTTGTTTATTTTAGATTCTATTTTTTCTTTTATAGAACTAACAACAGGTGTATTCAAAACAACACTACCCAATGCAGCCGTTGCTGCTTTTTGGGATGATTTGATTGCTTGTTTTTTTTGATTCGGTGCATCTGATATTTTTTTAAGTTCATCATACACTTTCACATTATTAGAATATTTTTTTTCTGACATTATCTACCTTGGTTTCTATATTTTTTATAACTTCTTCGTTTGTGTTTATTCATAGATGACATTTTAGTTTTACCATTTCCTATACTTGTGCGTTTAGGAATATGGATAATCCCTGTACTCTCTGTTGGTCGTTTAGCCATCTATTGTAAAATATGTTCTTTGATATTTATTTAAATCTTCTAGTGTATTTATTTCTGTATCGTGTTCACAAAGTTTCTTGTACAAAGTTTTATTATCTATCCAACTCTTACCATTCCAAAATTCAAAACCTTTAAATCTTGATTTATAAACATTTGATTTTTCATATCCATAAGCTAAATAATATTTCTTGCATTTATTTTTGATAGCCCAGTCTATTTCGTATAAAGTTGCATAAGTTCCGATACCGAGTCTAGGGTTTTCATAATCCCATCCAAACTGTCCTGTTAAAACATGTTTGCTATCGTAAACTTTTAATTCTGTAAAAGCTACCGGTTTATCTTTGTAACAATAGATAAAATATTTCCAATCAATGTAGTCTTGTCTTTCAAATACTTCGCTTTCTTTTTCAAAGTTTTTTTCATGAAACTTCTTATGTTTAATATATTTTTTATAAATATTGGAAATAGTAATGAAAAGTGTGTCATCTAATTTATCGTATATCCTTACTGTAATGTTTTCTTTGCGTAGTGTCTTCTTTTGTTTTTTACTAAATGTAAACTTGTTAAGTTGTATTCTAGTATTTCTTGCATTAATCCAAGTTAGTTGTCTTAGGGGTGTGTAGTACCAAGACAATGGAATCCATCCATTCTCAAAAGCAAAGCAATATTCTTTTTCTTCAAAGTGTGCTAGTGCTAAAGAATAAACTAAATCATGGTTTGTTAGCTTACCCGTAATGTGGTCAAAGAATACCTTCACTCAGGTCGTTCAAACTGAGTCATATAGGAATCATCAGTTCTCGTATCTTCCTCTCTTGTATTTTCTCCTGTATAAGAGTTTTGGTCTATCTTATATCCCGGATTTTTTGTTAACCTTTCTTCCATAAAAGCATCATCATACCAGATAGTTCTGTTATTTGGATAGGCAAAGAAGTTACCATCATCCATTCTAAACATGTGAGCACATTTATGTTCAGGGTCCTCACTGAAGTTAGTGTCTAACATCCCTGCTTTGTTTTCCCATGCCCAGTCTATGGTAAACATGTATGTGCCTTTTCTTTTGACACCCTTGTAATCTACTAATTCTGCTCTGCAGTTCGCTAATCTATTCCTTCTTTGGACATCAACGTAGGGAGAAAAGCAATCCCAATACTGATGGATGTTTAAATCATGCTTGGGTGCGTTTTTTTTCCAACAAAATGCATGAATAGGTCTACGTGTCCAGTTTACCCCATTGGGTAATAGACACTCAAATAGCAATGCTCTTCTTTCTAAGCTATTAACTGTGTGTACATCAGCAAATGTAAACTCACCATGCCCCTTTTCGTGGTCATATAGGTACTCATTCCTGATATATGCACTGAATGGCGGTAGATTATGGTTTAAATATGCCAATTATTTGTTTTTTTTAGCTTTACTAGGTAACAATCCTTTATTGACTGCTCTTGCTCGTTCAGAAAACCCTAGTTTTTTCCCTTGTTTAATCTTTTTTTTAATAGTCTGTATCTTAGCTACCATTATTTGTAGCCACCACCGGCCTTTTTGTAGGCAGATGCTAACATTTGTGCCTTTCTCGCACTCCATTGTCCCGGTCTACCCCCTTTTCCACCTGCTTTAATACGACTAAAAAGTCGTTTACGCATGGTAGGTTTGGTATAGTTACCGGCTTTGTTTACTGTTGACTTTGATTTCATTTATTTTGATAGGCTATTCATCGTGATGCCCTAATATGTGTATGTCTGTGAGTGTGGCCTATTGATTTTTACAGCCTATACCTACTATTATACCGGCCTACAGGACTTTGTCAAGTCTTTTTTTAATTATTTTTACAATATATGTGTATATTTACAATATGTTACATTTATTTAGTTAATAGATAACGATTGTTGTTGACAAAATGCTGTGGACTGGTACAATATATAGTGTAGGGGCCGGGGGTCCTATACCTGTAGAATCCATATTTTGTATATTGTAGAAGATATGCTATATGTGGAAGATGTACTTTCAAACCTTATCCTGATTTTTTAGCCTATCCACGTATATATATACACCACACACCCCCCCTGCCACATGCATACCCCCTTGTCTATTGGCTAAATATATACAGTAATAAAATATTACAGATATAATCAATATATATGTTCGTATTCTGTTCACTATATACAGAAATAATAAAATATTACTTTCACAATCTGAGAATATAACCATAGAACTGTTACAACTACTCCCCACACTTTCAAAAACATATACCCCCCTATCCTGTTTCATATATTGCCCTATGTTCTATATACAGAATATTAAACAAAGTTCTTCATATAGAACTGCATATATTGGTCCAGATTGTGCTGACTGTGGAAAATATACCCTGTGGATAACTTTTTACAGATTATGCAACAATAGGCTATTATTGAAGTATATCACCATTTTAGGTGCGACACCTTGTCATGTTTAATCTTTGAAATAAATCTATATCTTAATTAACAATGAATAATAAATCTATGAAAGGATTTAATAACATGAATACAATTATAATAAAAGATGACAAGGACCTACTAAAAATCAAAAAGGGTGATACAGTCATTGATGAAAGACC